CGGCCGACTACGACGCAAACAGCCTGAAATGCACTCTGCAGATTACCGGGGCCGGCGCGTTCTCTGAACCTGCGGGCTATATCGATCTGCGCTGCGCATCCGTACGCGGCTTGTCGAACTAAAAGAGGAATACGCGATGGCTTCGTCACGCAACAATACGACCGTCCAGTGGAGCGGCAGCGGCAGCGCTTCGATCTCGGCAGGCGCCCAGCAGACAAGCGACGCCTTCTCTTTCAATGCAGAGGACTGGGAGGCCGATGTGCAACTGTCAGCCGACAACAACGGGACGCCCGCGTCGGGCGATACGGTGACCTGGCAGGTCGCTTACTCGCAGGATGGCACCACGTTCGACACGGTTGAGCACGCAGCCTTCCTTGCGCTGTTGGACACCTACCCCACGAACACGCCGGGCGAGGATCCATCGGTCGTGTCGGTTCCCCTCCGGACGGCCCCCAAGTCGCTGAAGCTGGTCGCGAAGAACAACTCCGGTGGCCGCGCCATCACCGTAAGCGCCATCATCACCACGCACCGGCCGCAATGACGGCGACCGTCTTTTCGACGCGCGGCCGGCGTTGGGAGCGGCAGCCCGAGTGGATAGCCAAGCCCAGCGGCATCTTCGTCCCAAGCTACTTCTGGTCGTTCCGTGGGGCGCGAACGCTCGGCGGCAAGCTCCCGGTGCAAGCCGACAATTACGGCGGCACACAGCGTTTCACGAGCGCGGGACTGGCCATCGACAACGCCAGCGCCACGCTCGACGAAAACTTTCCCGTCAGCGAGGCGTCGGCGGTTCCGCTGACGATCGCCGGCTCTTTCATCTGCCGTAGCACGGCAGCCACCGAGGCGGCTGTCGGAATCGGTGATGCAGCATCCAGTCTGTATGGCTTCGTCGGGCAATACACCGCCGGTAGCATCTCAGGATGCGCTCGATTGCAAGGCGCTGGCGCCGATGGCGCGATCGACGGCCCGAGTGCCGTCATCGGCGCTCAGTACAATTGCGCATACATCTCCAGAAGTTTGACGAACCACACTTTTTGGTGCAATGGAATCGCATATACGTCCAGTACGAACAAGAACGCGTTCTCCAACACCTATGGCAATTTCACCATTGGTGCCGTGAATCGCGGGGGAACCAGATTATTCAGGAGCACGGCTGACGTGCTGCAGGCTTGGTTCCACGTCGGAAGCGATCCGGGCGACGAGTGGCTGCGTGCCTGGTCGCTGAACCCGAACCTGATCTTCGAGCGGTTGCCACGGGTCTTGATGTTCGGCGGCACAAGCGGCGGCGGCGCCAATCCCGCCCTCTACTACGCACAGATGCGCCAACTAGCGAGCTGAAGCCATGCCAGGATTTCTTCGCCAGGCCACTGCGTCGCAGTCGCGTTCGATCGGGCCTTTCATCAGCGACAGCGACTTCAAGACGGTGCAGACAGGTCTCACGATCGCGAACACCGACGTCAAGCTCATCGTCAATGGCGGCGCCTCGGCAAACAAGAACTCCGGCGGCGGCACGCACCGCGCCAACGGCGACTACGGCTTCACTTTCGACGCCACGGATACCGCCACGGTCGGCCAGATGAAGGTCAGCATCGCCGTCAGCGGCGCGCTGGTGGTCTTCGACAACTTCACGGTGCTGACGCAGCCGGTGTACGACGCGATGTTCGCGGCGTCGGGCGCGAGCATCGGCGACCTGACGAGCCGGCTGAGCACGATGCTGGAAGCCGCTCCCGGCTCCCCGAGCGAGTTCAGGTTCACCGCCGATGCTCTCGTGCGGATTCAGACAGTCGTCGGCATGGCTGCCGGCAACATGGACGCGCAACTCGCCGCGCTGCTCGCGCGCCTGCCGGTTCTTGTCGGCGGGCGCATGCCTTGCGACGTCATCGCGATCTCGGGCGACACCGCGGCGGCCGACAACCTGGAAACCGCCTACGACGACACCGCCGGCGCGGTGCGCTGGCACGGCATCGTCGACCAAGGCACCGCGCAGGCCGCGACATCGACCACGCTGCAACTGCGCTCCGCGGCGGGGTTCGCGGACGACGAGCTCAACGGCGCCGTGATCGTCATCACCGGCGGCAGCGCCGGCGTCGGCCAGGCGCGCACCATCACCGACTACACCGGCGCCACCGACACAGCGACGGTCGACGCCTGGGTGACGACGCCGAGCGGCACGATCACCTACGAGATCTTCGCCGCCCCGCCGCCGGACAGCACATCCGCGGCGATCAAGGCGACGACGGACAAGCTGGCGACGACCCTCGAGCCTGCGACCGGCTCGCCCGGCGAGTACAAGTTCACGGGGGATGCTCTGATGAATGCGCCCGGCGGCGGCTCCGGCGGCGCGAGTGCCGGCGCGATCGCGTCGGCGGTCTGGGACGTCTCGCTGCCCGCGACGTACGCGGTCGGCAAGGCCGGCAACATGCTCGGCGCGATCGTGAACGTGGTGGCCGGCCGGCTGCTGACGATGCTCGAGGCGGCGTCCGGCTCGCCGGGCGAATTCCGCTACACGGCCGACGCGCTCGTCAACACGCCGGCGGGCAGCGGCGGCGGTGGGGGCGGCCCGTCGGCGGCGGCGATCGCCGATGCAGTCTGGGACGAGGCCTTGCTCGGGCACCTCGGCGCCGGCAGCGCGGGCGCGGCGCTTGCGACTTCAGGTGCCGCGGGAGACCGGTTGCTGACGATGACGGAGCCCGCGAGCGGCAGCCCCGGCGAGTGGAAGCTGACGCCGGACGCGTTGCGCGCGCTCATCAGCGTGACGCCGACCGCAATCCAGAACGCCGACGCGCTGCTCGACCGCGACATGGCCGCCGGCCTCGACAGCGGCAGCTCGACGGTGCGCACGGTGCGCCAGGCGCTGCGCATCCTCCGCAACAAGTGGTCGATCTCAGGTTCGACGCAGTCGATCAAGAAGGAAGACGACTCGACCGAGAGCTGGAGCCAGGTGCTGACGACGACGCCGGGCGCCGATCCGGTGACAGGGACCGACCCCGCAGGACCGTGACATGGCGGCGGGCTTTCGAAGCCTGCACGCCTTCTGGGTCGGTGGGGCCGGCGCCTCGAGCGCGACGCCGGCTGCCGGCGCTCGAAGTCTTCTCGCGCCGTGGACAGGCGGCGCCGGCGTGCCGTCCGGGACGGCCAGCGGCGGCCCGCGCAGCATGCTGGCGCCGTGGGTTGGCGGCGCCGGCAGGGGTTCAGGGGCACCGGCCGCCGGCGCGCGCTCGATGCTGGCGCCCTGGCTGGGCGGCGCCGGCGTTCCGACCACCGAGCCAGCGGCCGGGCCGCGCAGTCTGCTGGCGTTCTGGACCGGCGGCGCTGGCGCGGCGGCAACGACACCGCAGTGCGGCCCGCGGTCGATGCTCGGGCCGTGGCTGGGCGGCATCTGCGTTCCGCAGCCGGAGCATCCCGGCTACTGCAGCCTGCTCGCTCCGTGGGTTGGTGGCGCTGGCGCGACCGCTGCGGCGCCGCCGCTGCAGCCGCCGGCGCCGATCAGCCGCCCGCGCCGCGTGCGACTGCCGCCAGACGTGCGCCGCGACGAGGAAGACGACCTGCTGCTTCTCCTGGCCGCGCAGATCGCCGCGGGCCTCGTGCACTAAGGACCGCCCGATGAACGAACACCTCCAGAAGATGACGGAGTCGATCGTGGCAGCGGTGCAGGGCTACCTGCGGCGCAGCCTCGAGCCGATCGGCCAGCTCATGAAGGCGTTCGGCGGGCGCCTGGGCGCGCTCGAGGAGCGGTTGGCGTTCGTGCCCGAGGGCGCGACGTGGGAGAGCCTGAAGGGTGCGGCGGGCGAGACCGGCGCACAGGGCCCACGTGGCGAGCCGGGGCCCACCGGTGAGCGCGGCACCGATGGCGCGAAGGGCGAGCCTGGGCCGGCTGGCGAGCGCGGGCCCGCGGGCGAGAAGGGCGAGCCCGGGCCGGCTGGTGCCATTGGCGAGCGCGGCTCGGCCGGTGAGACTGGGCCTGCGGGGGAGCCGGGCGCCACAGGCGAGAAGGGCGAACGGGGCGAGGTCGGGCCTGCGGGCCCGGCGGGCGAGCGCGGCGAGCGCGGCGAGCCGGGACCAGTGGGCGCCACCGGCGAGCCAGGCCAGCCCGGAGCCCCTGGCCCGCGCGGCGAGCGTGGCGAGAAGGGCGACGACGGCCGCGACGCGCTGGAGATCGAGATCCTCGAAGGGATCGCGCCGCTGAAGCGCTACCAGCGCGGCACCTATGCGAGCACGCGCGGCGGCGTCTGGAAGGCCGTCCGACCGACCGATCCGCTGCCGGCCGATGGCGACCCCTTCGCGGCCGGCTGGACGTGCGTCTGGCGCGGGATCAGCGAGGCGGCGATCGAGCACGCGGATGACCTGCGCAGCTTCATCGTCGCGATGCGGCTCAGCGACGGCACGCTCGTCGAGAAGCGTCTGCGCCAGCCGGTGCTGATCGACCGCGGCGTCTTCGATCCGGAGCGCCGCGACTACGGCGCCGGTGACGGCGTCACCTGGGACGGCAGCTTCTGGATCGCGCAGCGCGCGATCGCCCCCGGCGAGCGCCCGGGCGATGCCAGCGGAGCGTTCCGGATGGCGGTCAAGCGCGGGCGCGACGGCCGAGACGGGCTGCGCGGCGAGAAGGGCGACCGCGGTCCGAAGGGCGAGCCCTCGAAGTGACGGCGTGGCGCGTACCGCCCATGTGGGTGGGTCGGACGGTGGCGATCCTGGCCAGCGGTCCGAGCATGTCGCAGGCCGTCGCTGACGCGGTGCGCGCCGCGCGCGTGCCGGCGATCGCGATCAACCTGACGCACCGCCTGGCGCCGTGGGCAGACATGCTGTACGCGGCCGACGTCGAATGGTGGAACCACCCGACGAACGCCGACGCCCGCGCGTTCGCCGGCCTGAAGGTCTGCTGCCAGCCGTGCACCGGCGTGCTGCAGTTGCACAACAGCGGCACGACCGGCTTCGATCCCGACCCAGGCGCGGTGCGCACGGGCGGCAACAGCGGCTACCAGGCGCTGCACATCGCGATGCACGGCGGCGCCGTGCGCGTGCTGCTGTGCGGCTACGACATGCAGGGCTGCCACTGGCACGGGCCACATCCGGGCGGGCTGAAGGTGACGCCTGCGGAGGGGTACGAGAAGTGGATCCGGCGATTCGACGAGATCGCGAAGGCGGCGCGTGAGCGGCGCGTCGACGTCGTGAACTGCACGCCGGGCTCGGCGCTGCGGTGCTTCCGGATGACGGCGCTGGCCAATGAACTGGGAGATCCGTGATGAGCGTTTGCCAGACGAGCGTGCGTGTGCCTGACCCAATCGATCGTCGCAGCTACCGCTTCGTCGCTTGCGGCAGGCCGACGACACAGCGCGTGACCGTCGGCTACCAGAAGCGCTGGTACTGCGACGAGCACGCGGCCGCCGCCAGACGCCTCATCGAGTCGCAAGGTCAAGCCGCGATCGTCGACATCCAGTGCCGCGTGCGCTGAATACCCTCCGCGCCGCGCTGGAGAAGAAGCGCGACGCGTTCGACGAGGGGCTGCCGGCCGCTGGCTTCGAACTGGTGACCGAGCTGCGCCGGCCCGAGCGAGGCGACGTCATCGTCGTCTGGAACCGGCAGAGCGGCTTCCACGCGCAGGCGGAGGAGTTCGAGCGCCGAGGCGCGACGGTGCTGGTGGCGGAGAACGGCTACCTCGGCAAACAGTGGCGCGGCGCGCCATGGGTCGCGCTGGCGATCGGGCACCACGCCGGCGCCGGTGACTGGCGGCCGGGCGGCCCCGAGCGATGGGACGCATGGGGCGTCGAGCTGGCGCCGTGGCGCGCCGGCGGCGAGGAGACGGTGATCCTCGGGCAGCGCGGCATCGGCGAGCCGGGCGTGCGCAGCCCGGACGGCTGGGCGCAGGCGACGCGGGCGCGCATCGGCCGCGGGCGCATCCGGCCGCACCCCGGCAAGGGCTCGGCCGATGATCTGGAGGCCGATCTCGCCGGCGCGCGCGAGATCGTGACGTGGCACAGCGGCGCCGCGCTGCTGGCGCTGACCTGGGGCATCCCGGTCTGGTACGGGTTCCAGCAGTGGATCGGCGCTGGCGCCGGTCGGCCCCTGTGGGAGTGGCCCGGCGAGCCGAAGCGCGACGAAGCGGCGCGGCTTGCGATGTTCCGCCGGTTGGCCTGGGCCCAGTGGACGCTGGACGAAATCAGAACCGGGGAGCCGATTCGGCGGCTCGTGGAGCGGTGACGATGCCGACGACGGACAACGTGCCCATCTACGCGCCGGAAGCCTTCGAGGCGCTGCATGTGCGCCCGCGCGCCGGCCGGACGCTGATCTGCGGCAGCTACGTGACGCAGGGCAAGGTCGACCGGCGCATGCGATACCCGGACGCCGTCGGCGTGGACATGCGGCCGGGCTTCGGCGTCGACGTGGTCGCGAACCTTGAAGAGCCGCAACCGCAACTCGGACTGTTCGAACACGTCGAGTGCTGCTCGGTGCTGGAACATTCGCGGCGGCCCTGGCTGCTCGCCGAGCAACTGCAGGAGCGCATGCGGCCGGGGGCGACGCTGCACGTGTCGGCGCCGTTCATCTGGCGCGTGCACGACCACAACGGCGACTTCTGGCGGCTCACGACCGAGGGCGTGCGCGCGATCTTCCCGTTGATCGACTGGCAGGTCCTGATCTACGGCGGCGAGCGGCTCTACAGGCCGGGCGCGAAGACGCGCTCGACGAAGGTGGACGGGTTTCCGTTCCACGAGCGGTGCGAGACGTTCGGCTTCGGGGTGCGGTTCTGAAGATCCTCAGCCGCTCCGATGCACGGGTCGACAACATGGCGAAATCGAACCGGCTATGCGCATCCTGATCACGGGTCGCGGCACCTCCGGATCGTGGCAAATAAGGGGCGTCCAGCTCGGGCGCGCGATCGGCGCGGCCGTCGAAGCGAACGCGATGAAGGTCGATGGATACGACGCGGTGATCGTCGTCAAGCGAGCCGACCCGGTGACCGTTCAGACCATCCACAAGGCTGGCATTCCGCTGATCCACGACTTCGTCGACGCGTGGCCCCAGCCGCACGGCAACAACTGGACGCGCGAGGAGTGCATGGCCTGGGCGCACAGTCAGGTCGAGCAGTTGAAGCCGTCGGCGATCGTCGCGGCGACCCGCGCGATGGCGTCCGACTTCGGCGAGTTCGACATGCCGGTGCTGGCGCTGCCGCATCACGCGCGCCCCGGACAGCGACGCGCGACGATCCGAGCGGCGGTGGCGACGGTCGGCTACGAGGGCAGCGTGCGCCATCTCGGCCGCTGGCAGGCGATGCTCGAGGCCGAGTGCGAGCGGCGGCGCTGGCAGTTCTACGTCAATCCGCCGGAGTTGGCCGAGCTCGACATCGTGGTGGCGCTGCGCGAGGCGACCGGCTACGCGCCGCGGCACTGGAAGAGCGGCGTCAAATCGGCGAATGCCAAGGGGGCAGGCGTTCCGATCATCTGCAACCGGGAGGCGGGCTACTTGGAGACCGCGAGCGGGGCCGAGGAGTGGGCCGACACGCCCGATGAGCTGGCGGCCGCGCTCGGCGCGCTCGCGTCGCAGGAGGTGCGCCGCGCGCGCGCCGATCGGCTGTACGCCGCGGCGCCGACGCTCGAGCGCATCGCCGCTGAATACCAGCTCTGGCTCAGGACGTTGCCATGGATGACGGCTGCGAGATCCTGATCGACGACGGAACGATGTCGCGGCGCGGCCGCCGGATGCTCGACGCGATGATCGCGGCCGCGCCCGCCGGCACCGTGACGAGCTCGCGCTATACCGCGCGGCATCGCCTGCTGATGATGTACGGCGCCGGGCTGGAGCCGCGACGGATCGCGCTCGAGCGGCACCGCGCCGCTGGCGGCCGCGTCATCGTCTGGGACCTGGGCTACTGGGAGCGCGAGGAAGGCGGCATGCGTTTGTCGGTCGACTCGCTGCACCCGAGCGCGGCGCAGTTGGCGATGGCGCCCGCTGAAGGCACGCGGTATGCGGTCGCGCTGCGCGAGGACGCGAAAGCGAGCGGGCCGATCATGCTCGTCGGACTGGGTACGAAGTCGTGCGCGCTCTACGGTCTACAGCCGATGGAATGGGAGCGCACGCGGTTTCGCAAGCTGCTGCGGCAGTTCCCGGGGCGGCACATCCTCTGGCGGCCGAAGGGCCGGCGCTTCCAAGCGCTGCCGGGCGCCACGCTCTGCCACGGCGTTCCGGTGGAAGACGCGCTGCGCGGCTGCTCGCTCGTCGTGTGCCGGCATTCGAACGTCGCTATCGACGCCTGCATCGCCGGCGTGCCGGTGGAGTGCGATGACGGCGCCGCGCGCGCGCTCTACCGCGGCAACCGCGAGCCGACGCGCGAGCAGCGCGCCGAGTTCCTGCGCCGGCTCGGCTGGTTCAACTGGCAGCCAGGCGAGGCGGGCGAGGCGTGGCGATGGATCGAGAGGCTCGCGCATGCATGACTTCGGCGACTTCGATCTGCGCAAGCGGCCGTTCCGGCACTTCGTCGGCGAGCAGTTCGTCGACCCCGAGACGGTGCGCGAGATCAACGCGACCTGGCCGTCGCCGGATGCCCGCGGCTGGTGGCACGAGCTGGGCAGCTTCAGCCGGAAGTCCGCGCTGATGTTCCCGAACCGCCTGCACGAGCCGGCGCAGCGGCTGGCCGAGGCGCTTTATTCGCCGCCGGCCTGCAATGCGATCTCCGAGATGCTCGGCTTCCGTGCGCTGCCAGACCCATGGTTCACGGACGGCCCGCTGGTGCCGCGGCTCGGCGGCGGCCTGCACGAGATCCACCTCGGCGGCATGCTGAAGATGCACGTCGACTTCGACCGGCACCCGAGCGGGCTGCAGCGCGCCGCGAACCTGCTGATCTACCTGACGCCGGGCTGGCAGGACGAATGGGGCGGCGCGCTCGAACTCGGTGCCGACGGCGATCGAGCGGTGATCCAGCCGCGCGGCGGGACCGCCGTGCTGTTCGAGAGCAACGGCCAGAGCTGGCACGGCCATCCGACGCCGCTGGCCTGCCCGGATGGCGTGACGCGCCGGTCGCTCGCGCTGTACTACTACCGCGTGCCCGAGCGCGAGCCGGAACGCGAGACGACGCGGTATCGGGGGAAGCGGTGACGCTCGAAGACAAGCTCGCGCAGCCGATCGTGCGCCTGAACGTCTGCGCGGGGCGGCAATGCCTGCCGGACTACGTGAACGTCGACGTCGTGGTCAGCACGCACAAGCGCGCGAAGGGGCCGCCAGACGTCTTCGCGGACATGCGATCGATCCCGCTGCCCGACGGCATCGCCGACGAGGTGATGTGCATCCACGGCATCGAGCACGTCGTCGTCTGGGAGGCCGACAAGGCGCTGCTGGAATGGCGTCGGCTCCTGAAGCCGGGCGGCCGCGTCGTCATCGAGTGCCCCGACCTGATCAAGTGCTGCCAGAACGTCCTGAGCGGCATGACCGTGCCGGGCAAGCACCCCGACCAGTTCGGGCTCTGGGGATTGTTCGGCGACGACACCACGAAGGACGAGTTCATGACGCACCGCTACGCCTACTCGCCGAAGACGCTACGCGCGAAGCTGCAGGCCTGCGGCTTCGACGACGTGCGCGAGGAAGTGCCGCTATGGCACACCGGCGGCGCGCTGCGGCGCGACATGCGGATGACCGCGAGGAAGCCTGCGTGACGATGCTCCGCGTCTTCATCGGCTACGACCCTGCCGAGGCCGAGGCCTACCGTGTCGCCGAGGCATCGCTACGCCGGCGCGCGCGCATCCCTGTCGACGTCACGCCGCTCGACGCCGAGCGTCTGGCGGTGACCGGGCTGCTGCGCCGGCCGACCGACGCGCGCGGCGGGCTGTACGACCTGGCGAGCGAGGCGCCGATGTCGACGCGCTTCGCGATCAGCCGCTTCCTCGTGCCGATGCTGGCCCAGACCGGCTGGGCTCTGTTCCTTGATTGCGACGTCGTGGTGCTCGACGACGTTGCGGAGCTGCTCGCGCTCGCCGACCCGAAGATGGCGGCGCAGGTCGTGAAGCACGGCCCCCAGGCAGCGGGCGGCACGAAGATGGTCGACAAGCCGCAGGCCGGCTACTGGCGAAAGAACTGGTCCTCGGTCGTGCTGTGGAACTGCGACCACCCGGCGAACCGCCGGCTGTCGCTCGACGCCGTGAACCACTGGCCAGGCCGCGACCTGCACGCGTTCCGCTGGCTGCACGACAGCGAGATCGGTGCCCTTCCGGCCGGGTGGAACTGGCTCGTCGGCGTCCAGCCGCGGCCCGAGCCGCTGCGGCTGGCGCACTTCACGCTCGGCGGCCCGTGGCTGCCGAACTGGACGCCGACCGCGCATGACGAGATCTGGCTCAGCGAGGCCCGCGCATGAACGTAACCGTCATCACGCCGCCGCCGTTCGAGCCCGTCACGCTCGCCGACTGCTATCGCCATCTGCGCCTCGAGCCCGACCACGAAGGCAGCCCATCGGAGTGGTCGCATCCGGATGACCCGATGCTCGAAGCGCACATCACCGCCGCGCGCGAGTTCGTCGAGAAGATGACGCGCCGGTCGCTGGTGCAGCAGCGGCTTCGCCTGTCGTGCGTGGGCTTCCCGCTGTGCTGCTGGTCTGGTCTCTGGTGGCCGCGCGGTGAGCTGTTCATGCCCCCCGACCGCATCGAGCTTCAGCGGCCGCCGGTGCAACACGTCGACCGCGTCAGCTACTTCGACGCCAGCAACGCCGCGACCGAGATCGACCCGGCGGACTACTACGTCACCGACGACCTCGTGCCGCAGCTGCTGTTCGCGACCGCGTTCGCGCCGCCAGTCGTCTACGGCCGCGGCGATGCGGTGCGCGTCGAGTACACCGCCGGCTACGCGCCCGAAGGCTCGCCGACCGAGCCGACGCAGGAAGCCTACGCGGCGAACGTGCCGGAGCCGCTGAAGCAGGCGATCCTGCTGACGGTGCAACTGCTGTACGACAACCTCGCGCCGCTGGACCGCGAGGCAATCGAGCGCATGCGCGAGGCGCTCGTGCAGCCGTACCGGATCCAGCTTGCGCCGTGAGCGCAGCGAAGTCATGAGCATCCGCGGCTACGTCAGCGCGCAGCGGTTCAACGCTCGGGTGCGGTGGGAGCGCAACTTGCGCACCGACACCGCGTCGGGCGGCACGCGCGACAACTGGCTGCCGATGCTGACCTCGCGCGCCGCGGTCGATGCGATGAAGGCGAACGAGCAGGTCATCGACGGCGGCATCCGCAACCCGAACGGCTACACGGTCTGGATCCGCGCCGATGTCCTGAAGCGCATCGGCCTCACCGCGCTGGACCGGGGCGTCTGGCTGCGGCCCAGCGGCGACACGATCCTCAGCATCACCGGCATTCCCGACCAGGGGCTCGAAGGCCGGCTGATCGCGGTCTTCTGCGCGGCGGGCGTCAACGCGGGCTGATCATGCCGACGACGACCCGTGTCCGCATCGACGGGCTGCGCGAGCTCGGCCAGGCGATGAGCGAGCTGGCGACTGACATCGCAAAGCGCGTCGCGAGCCAAGCAACCTACGCAGGCGCGAAGCCGATCCGCGCGGCGGCCAAGCAGAACATCCAGGCATCACCATCGGTTCAGACTGGCGACCTGCTCAGCGCGGTGATCATCAAGAAGCTGCCGCGCGGCGAGTTGGAAGGGCAGACCTCGGCGCACGTCGTCACGGTGCGCGGCCGCGGCAAGCCGGCGAACAAGAAGGGCCAGCGCATCGCGCGCGCGCCGCACGCCTCGCTCGTCGAGTTCGGAACGGTCCACATGCCCGCCGAGCCGTTCCTGCGGCCGGCGTTCGAGCAGCACAATGGCGAGGCGGCGAAGGCCATTGCCGACCGGCTGCGCCAGCGCATCAGCCAGGTGAAGCCGAAGTGAACGTGGGGACCGTCCTCAAGACCGCGCTCGGGTCGCTCGTCGACGGCCGGGTGCACGCGCTGACGTTCCCGCAGTTGTCGGCGCCGGTGTGGCCCGCGATTCGCTTCACGGTCGTCGCCGATACGCCCTTCGCCGACCAGTGCGGGAGCGAGGACGAGGAAACCGATGACATCCGCGTGCAGCTCGACGTCGTCGCGCTCGCCTATGACGACATGAAGACCCTGAAGTCGGCGGTCATCGCTGCTATGGCGAACACGACGCCGGGCGCGGAGCGCGTCGGCGGCTTCGAGACGTTCGATGACGACACGAAGACGAACCGCGCGGTCATCGAGTACGTGTTTCACCCGTCGTCGATCTGACGCCGGGCGCGCGCTGCGGGCGCGCAGACGAGTTCATCAACCGCCGCCGCTGAGCGGCTTTTTTCATCTGAAAGGAGGCCCGAGATGGCCGGCGGAAAGCGCGTGAAGATGCAGGACACGAGGATCCAGTTCCTCACCAGCTGGGCCGGCGATTCGCCGTCGCTCGGCGTGACGGCGGTGACGAAGGCGAACCCAGCCGTTCTGACGGTGGCCGCCGGCTTCGATGCCGTCACGGGCAGCGTCGCCCGCGTGCTCGGAGCCGTCGGGATGACGGAGCTGAACGGCGAACTTCTCGCCATCGAGAAGGTCGACGGCACCCACTTCAAGGCGCTGAACAAGAACAGCACCGACTACGGCGCCTACACCAGCGGCGGCAAGATCGACCTCGCTGTGTTCTCGACGCTCTGCGAGCTGACGGGGTTCAATCAACAGGGCGGCTCGTCGCCGGAGATCCCGGCGACGACGCAGTGCAGCGACGCGGCGGAATTCGAGATCGGGCTGCCCGACTTCGGCACGGTGCAGGTCGACTTCAACTACGCGCCGGACGTCACGATCCAGCAGGCGATCGAGGCCGCCTACCTCAGCGGCAACCCGATGGCGTACAGGATCACCTTCCTCAGCGCGGCGCTCGCGGCCGTGTCCGTCGTCGGCTTCGGCTTCGTGCAGCAGATGTCGAAGCAGGTGCAGGTCGGCGGGCTGTGGACCGGCAGCTTCACGATGCGCTCGACCGGCCGTCCGTACACGTTCGGGGTCTGACGCATGGATCGTCAAGCGCTGATCGCGGCGATGCAGGCCACGGCCGCGGCCGTGCCGGTCGCCGTGTCCGTCGACGGCTGGGGCACGGTCCACGTGCGCCAGGTCACCGTCGCAGAGGTCGAGCAGCAGACGGCCGACGCCGACGCGCAGAAGGACAAGCGGCGACTCGCGCGGGCGGCGGCGCGCGTGCTCTGCGACGAGAAGGGCCGCCGGATCTTCGATCCCGACAACGACGCCGACGTCGACCTCATTTCCGCGCAGCCCTGGGACCTGCTGCGGCGCGTGCTCGAAGCGTCGCAGTCGGCGAGCGACCCGGGAAAAGCCTGAGCCCGCGCGACGAGTTCGCGATGGATCTCGCGCTCCATCTCGGAATGACGGCCGGCGGGCTGAAGGCGACGATGACCGAGCGCGAGTTCGTGGCCTGGCAGGTCTACGCGGGGCGCCGGATGCTGCCCTGGCGGCGCGTCGAGCTGGCGCTCGCGCAGGTCGCGCAACTCATCGCGCAGACGATGGGCGGCGTCAAGGGCAGCAAGCTCGCGGACTTCCTGTTCGATCCGAAGCCGGACGACGAGGGCGCCGACGAGGCGACGACGCCCGAGGACGTGGCGGCGTTCTTCAAGGCGACGCTCGTCAAGGGCCAGTGATCTCGGTGCCGTCGACGATGTACTTGACTTGCACGCCGAGGGCTTAAGGCTGCGCACGGCACTGCATAGCACGGTCCCGACCAGTAGTCGGTGGGCGGGGTCCTTCGGGGCCCCGTTTCATTTGGAGAACGAATGGCGAACACCCTCGGCGCACTTATCGTCCGACTAGGGCTTGACGCAAGCGACTTCACGACCGGCCTGTCGAAGAGTGAGGCGCAGGCACAACGCTTCGCGCAGACGCTCGACGGCACGATCGCGAAGGGCATCATCAAGGCGGAAATCGCCATTCGAGCCTTCGGCGCCGCGGTGAAGGCGACCTTCCAGACCTTCCAGACGCTGACCACTGGCGCCGGCGAGTTCAAGGACCTCGAGGAGAGCACCGGCGCGACGGCCGAGCAGCTCGCCAGCCTCGCCGTCGCTGGCGCGACCGCTGGCGTCAGCATGGAGGCGATCGCGACGTCGGCCAACAAGCTGACGAAGAACCTCGTCGGCGTCGACGACGAGAGCAAGGCCGCCGGCGCTGCGCTCGCGGCGATCGGCCTGAACGTCAAGGACTTCAAGGACCTCGACCCCGTCGCGCAGTACGAGGCGGTCGGCAAGGCGCTCGGGAACTTCGCCGACGGCGCCGGCAAGGTCGCCGTCGCTCAGGCGCTGTTCGGCAAGAACGGCGCCGAGCAGCTGCGTGTCTTCAAGGCGCTCGACGAGGCGGGCGGGCGACAGGTCATCCTGACGCAGCAGCAGATCGATGCGGCCGACGCCTACGCCGACCAGCAGGCGAAGAGCCGCGCGCAGTTGCGGCTGTACGCGCAGGCTGCCGCGAGCGAGGCGCTGCCGGCGATCGCCGACCTAACCGCGGTCACCGTCGACCTGGCCAAGGAGTTCCTCGGAGTCGACAGCGCCACCGGCAAGCTCGCGGCGAACAACGGCGCCAAGGCCTTCGCGGAAGGCGTCGCCGATGCGTTTGCGTTCGTTGCCGACCAGATCCTGCTGGTGACGCGGCTCTTCGAGACGAGCGGCAAGTTCATCGGCGCGTACGGCGCCGCAGCGGTCGCGCTGGCGAAGGGCGACATCGCGCTCGCCAAGCAGATCGGCGCCGAGTTCCGCGCGGACCTGGATGAGATCAACGCCCGCAAGACGTTCGCGCAACGGCTGGCCACGCAACGACTCATCACGCCAGACAATCAGACCGACGCCGAATCGGCGCGGCTGCGGCGACAGGCCGGCATCGTTGACCGCACGAAGCCGGCGCTCAAGTTCAACTTCGACTCCGGCGCCGCCGCGCAGGCGGAGGCCGAGCTTCGCAAGCGCCTCGACGGCCAGCTCAAGGCGATCAAGGACTTCGCGCAGCAGCAGAAGGATGCCTTCGACTTCGCGAACCAGTCGCTGAAGGATTCGTACGACGAAGGGCTCGTCTCGCTCCAGCAGTTCTTCGATGCCCAGGCGAACCTGCGCGCCGGTGCGCTGCAGGAACAGCTCGCCGCGATCGACAAGGAGATCGCGGCGCAGCAGCAGTTCAGGAGCAAGGCGAACAACCAGGCCGACCGGCTCGACGCCACGAACAAGATCGCCGAGGCCGAGCGCCAGCGCGCCGCCGCGATCGTGAAGGCCTCGCGCGAGAACGTGTTGGCCGCGGCCGACGAGGCGCGTGCGGTCCAGCAGCTCGCGCGCAGCTACGTCGACCTGCAGGCGCAGGTTCTCGACCTCGAGGGCGACAAGCGCGGCGCCGCGGGCCTGCGCATCGCCGGCCAGGTCGCCGAAGCGCAGAAGCGGCTGCGCCAAGTCGGAGTAGACCCGGCGATCGCCGAGAGGCTGGAGCGGCAGCTCAGCGGCGCGGCGGACCTCGCCGACGCGCAGGACAAGTACAACCGACTGCTTGAGCGCGCGCGTGATGCCGAGGACGAGATCGCGCTCGCGGCGCAACGCAACGGCTTGAGCGAGATCGACACCCTCCGCGCCCTCGGCACAGCACGCCAGCAGTCGCTGCAGCAACTCGCCGAGATGGTGGAGCGCGCGAACGAACTCGCGCTCGCGCTCGGGACGCCAGACGCGATCAAGTTCGCCGAGCAGCTCGGCGCAGCGTTCAAGCGCGCGGTCGCGGAGGTCGATCCGCTGCTCGGCAAGATCCGCGACATCGGCGGCGAGGCCGGGCGCGCGATCGCCGAAGGGCTGGCCGATGCGGCGCTGGAAGGCAAGAACCTCGTCGACACCTTCCACGACATCGACAAGGCGCTGGCGCGCATCGCCCTGAACGAGCTGTTCACGAAGCCGTTCCAGAACTGGCTGCAGAACATGGTCGGCGGCAACGGCCAGGCCAGCGGCGGCGGTGGCTGGATCGGCGCCGTCATCAACGCCGTCGGCGGCTGGTTCGGCGGCGGCAAAGCCATCGGCGGCCGCACCGAGCCCTACTCGATCGTGCCGGTCGCCGAGAACCGTCCCGAGGTCATCAGCGACGGCAGCCAGCAGTGGCTCGTCACCGGCCGGCGCAGCTACGACGTCGATCCGAACCCGAAGCTCGGCATGGCCGGCAGCGCCGGGGTGGTGCAGCACATCGCCTTCCATGTGACCGGCGGGATCGACCGCCAGACCCAGACGCAACTCGCGGCGCGCGTGGCGCGCAGCGCGGCGCAGGCCAACGCCCGCAACAACTGACCGACGCCCCGTGCAGTTCGTCGACATCGAGTTTCCGAGGCGCATCGCCATCGGCGCGCAACGTCTGGTCGGATGGAAGACCGCGCTCGTGCAGACCTCGAGCGGGCTGGAGGTGACGGATCAGCAGTGGAGCCGCGCGCGCTATCGCTTCGAGCTGGGGCTTGCCGTGCGCACCGCCAGCGACTTCGACGCGGTCGTGGACCACTTCCACAGCGTGCGCGGCCGCGCACGCTCGTTCCCATTCCGCGACATCCTCGACTACCAGGTCGCCGCCTCGCGCGGCGTGCTGCTTGACGACGGCGACTCGCCCACGACCGGCTATCACCTGGCGAAGCGTTACGGCAGCGGCGACGCCGCGTACTTCCGCCGCATCACGCGGCCGAAGAGCGGCACGGTCGCCATCTACCGGCTGCGCGGCGCGTCGACGATCGACGTCACCGGCAGCGCGACCATCACCTACGGCGATGCCGACCAGGGCGGCGGCTGGGTCACCTTCACCCCCGGAACTGTCGTCGCCGGCGACGTGCTCTCCTGGGCGGGCGAGTTCTACGTCCCCGCGCGGTACGACGTCGACGAGCTGCCCGGGCTGATCGCGAACCGGCGCCCAGGTGCCGACGGCGAGCTGCTCGTGCAGGCCGATGCGATCCCGCTCTGCGAGGTGCGCGAGTGAAGGTCATCCCGATCGCGCTCGCGAATCACTACGCCAGCGGCGGCACCTCGCTCGCGCGCGTCTGGAAGATCACGCGCACCGATGGGCAGGTCTTCGGCTTAACCGACCACGATGACGACATCGCGTTCGACGGCGTCACCTACCGCGCCACGAGCGTCTTCGACGGTTCGGCCATCCAGAGCCGCGACGACATGAGCGTCGACAACCTCGAGGTGCTCGGCGTGCTCAACGACGCCGGCATCCAGGCCGAGGACATCGAAGCCGGGCGATGGGATGGCGCGCAGGTCGAATACCTGCAGATCAACTGGCGCGACACCTCGATGGGCGCGGAGATCCTTCGCGTCGGCGTCATCGGCAAGATCCAGCGCAAGCGCGGCCAGTACGTCGCCGAGCTGCGCGGCCTGCTGCAGTTCCTCCAGTCGAACATCGGCGACATCGTTACGCCGTCGTGCAACGCCGATCTCGGCGATGCGCGCTGCAAGGTGGACCTCGAAGGCTCGCCGGGCTACCGCGTCGCCGGCTCGGTCGTCGCAGTTTCGTCGCGCCGCCTATTCACGGTCTCCACGCTCGGCAAACCCGCCGGATGGTTCGACGGCGGCGAGATCACGTTCGCGAGCGGCGCGAACAACGGCATCCGCATGGAGGTGAAGCAGCAGGAGGTCTCGCCTGTGTCGATCGAGCTGCAGCTCCCGATGCCCTTCGACGTCGCGCCGGGCGACGCCTTCACGATCATCCCCGGCTGCGACAAGACGAAGGCGACCTGCATCACGAAGTTCAACAACGTCGTGAACTTCCGCGGTTTCTCATTCGTGCCAGGCACCGACGACGCCTTTTCGATCGGCGGGCAATGACCACCAGGGCCGATGTCGTCGCCGAGGCGCGGCGGTGGGAGCGCACGCCCTGGAGGCACCAGGCGCGTACCCGGGGCGTCGGCACGGACTGCGGCGGCCTCGTCGGCGGGGTCGCCGTCGCACTCGGCCTCGTGCCGCCGGACTGGTGGGCGACGACCTTCGACCCGCGCTTCGGCGGTTACGGCCGGCGGCCGGTGAACGACACCCTGCGCATGGTCTGCCGCCTGTTCATGGACGACATCGACCCTGCCGGCGCGCGGCCGGGCGACGTCGTACTGATGCGCTTCCACACCGAGCCGCAGCACCTCGGCATCGTCGCCGACTACCGGCACGGAGGCTTGTCGCTGATCCACGCGCTCAGCCTGCCGCCTGCCCGTGTCGCTGAGCACCGCCTCGCGCCGCGCTGGCGCGATCGCGTCGTTGACGCCTTCGCCTACCGAGGCCTCGCCGACTAATGCAGACCGCACTCACGATCGTCGGCTACGTCGTCGGCAGCTACTTCGGCTATCCCCAGCTCGGCGCAATCGTTGGCGCCTACGTCGGCGGCGTGCTGGCAGCGCCGGACCAGACCGGCCCGCGCATCGCCGACACCGCGGCGCAGACCAGCAGCTACGGCGTCGGCATCGCGCGCACGTGGGGCACCGATCGCATCAGCGGCAGCGTCATCTGGACGGCGCCGATGGTGGAGCACGCGAACGAGCAGAGCGGCAAGGGCGGCCCCACCATCACGACGTTCAGCTACACGCGCAGTTTCGCCATCCTGATCGGCGAGGGCCCCATTGGCGCCATCCGTCGCATCTGGGCCGATACGAAGCTCGTCGTCGACTACCGCGACCTGGACGATTCCGATGCGCAGATGGGGTCGTCCCTCTTCGCTTCGTACTTCACGTTCTACAACGGCACGGAGACGCAACTTCCCGACCCGACGATCGAGGCCGTGGAGGGCGCCGGCGCGGTCGAGGCATATCGCGGCCGCGCCTACATCGTATTCACGGATTTGCCGCTCGCCGACTACGGCAATCGCATTCCACAATTCAGCTTCGAGATCTCGCCGTCGGCGCCCGCGGCCGCGACGGACATCGGATACGAGCCGCTCATCGTGTACCCGTGGACCGAGCTGTCCGGCATGCCGCTGCACAGCGTCGGCGAGACCGCGTTTCGCGGCGAAGTACCCAACACCGACTCGACAGTCTTCACGAACTACCAGGACGCCGCTGATGCGACCGCGCTCGCAGGCGCCGACGATCCTGCGCCATGGCACCCGGCTGCGGTGTATGCGACGAAATACGTGTCGACGTACACCGATAGCTCCGATCCCACCTACAACCGCGAGGGCGGCGCGAATGCGACATTAGATGATGCACAGTATGTTTATTACAGGCAGGCGGTCGAGCCGCCGGAGTTCTTTCGGTTGGAGGTGCCCGAATCGAGCGTCGCGGAGGATTGGCTGATCGTCTCCGTCGAGCGCAAGACGTGGGTCAATTACGGCATCGGTCACACCGGCGAGGTCATCGCATATCGGGCCCCTGACTACTCTGTCTTCGTTGGCCCGGAGCCTCCTATATCGCCAGCATACGGCGTGACCTATGCCGCCGGGTCTTTAGGGGGCTCGACCGGATACTTGGTGAGAGGCGCTCCGGTCCTGCAAGTGCGCGGCGAGCGCGTTCCTACCCACAAGGCGAAGACTTGTTACCCGGGCGATCCGTGTACGTCCACCGAGGGCCTCGGCGAGATGCCCGGCAATGGCGGCTGGTGCATCAGCTGCGATGGCGACATCTCGCCGAACTACGATTGGACGATCGTCAGCGGCACCGCGAAGCAGCTCTGCGCGATCGAATACCGCGACGGCGCGCTCTACCAGAACGCGCGCGGGCCGGTACTGCTACCGGCGGACCCGCACTACGCCGACGCCGCATGGTGGGCAGCGCGAAAGGCCGATGCGGTCGCTGCCGGCACGATGCACAGCGACGTAACGTCGCCAGTGGTCGTCAGCAGCTACGCGCAGCGCGGCCCCTCGACGGCGTACCGCGTCGCTGCCGGGTCGGCCGATCTGGCAGACATCGTGCGCGACATCTGCGTGCTGAGCGGGCTCAGCACGGGGCAGATCGACGTCGACGACCTCGTCGGCCAGGAAGTGCTCGGCTTCACGAGCGCGCGCCGCACCTCGGCGCGTTCCGTCATCGAGCCCCTGCGCGCAGCCTTCTTCTTCGATGCGGTCGAGTCGGGCAACGTCATTCGCTTCGTGCGCCGCGGCGGCGCGCCGGTGGCGGCGCTGACGCTAGACGACCTCGCGGCCGGAGCCGAGCAGGCAAGCGAAGACGATCCGGTGCTCTCAGATCACGGCCAGGAAGCCGAGCTGCCGCGCGTGGTCTCTGTCGCCTACAAGTCGGTGGCGGCGGACTACCAGACCGGCACGCAAGAGGACCAGCGCCGCGTCGGTGGCACCGAGCAGCAGGTCGGTACCGAGATCCCGATCGTGCTCGACGACGACTCGGCGAAGCAGATCGCGCAGAAGCTTCTCTACGATAGCTGGGTCGAGCGCAACAAGCGCACGCTCTCGACCTGGCGGAAGTGGTCGAAGCTCGAGCCGACCGACGTGATCGTCGTCGACGACGGCGAGTTCGGCTACCGGCTGCGGATCACCAACAAGTCGGAGCAGCAGGGCGTCATCACGCTGGAAGCCTGCGACGACGACCCTGCGGTCTACGAATCCGCCGCCGCCGGCGCGCCGGTCTCGGGCGGCGGCAAGGTGGTCCGCGTCGACTCGCCGACGCGCTACGAGTTGCTCGACATCCCGTTGCTGCGAGAAATCGACGACAGCGCGGCGTTCTACGTGGCGGCGCGCGGCTATCGCTCGGACTGGCGCGGCGGCCGGCTCTACCGCAGCACCGACGGCGGGATCTCGTTCGCGGCCTATCAGGACTTGGCGATCACATCGGTCCTCGGGCATGCCGAGACCGTGCTCGGCGACTACGCCGGCGGAAACACGATTGACGAGTTGAACACCGTCGACGTGACGATCGTCGGCGGCGGCGCGCTGGAGTCGATCACGACCGCGCAACTGCTCAACAACGGCAATCCGGCTGTCCTCGGCGACGAGGTCATCCAGTTCAAGCGCGCCGTGCTGGTCGACGAGCGCCGGTACCGCCTGAGCGGGCTGCTGCGCGGGCGCCTCGGCACCGACCAGCACATGGCGGCGCACACGAGCAGCGACCGCTTCGTGCTGCTGGACTCGGACAGGCTATACCGGCCTGCGTTCGAGCTCTCGCGCCTGAACGTCGAACTGCTCTACAAGGCGGTGAGCTTCGGCCTGCCCGACACCGGCGACGGCGAGCCGTTCACGAACACCGGCGTCGCGCTGATGCCGCTGTCGCCGGTGCATCTGAACGTCGCCATGCGCCCCGAGGGCGGCTACGCGGCGACGTGGGTGCGGCGCACGCGCTTCCTCGGCCCGTGGCTCGATGGCACGGATGTGCCGCTCGGCGAGGCGTCGGAGCAGTACCGTGTCCGGGTGCTGGACGAAGCCGGCGCCGTCGTGGAGCAGCACACGGTCACGAGTCAGTCAGCCATCATTGGCCTGGGCGGCGCGTCCCTGACCGAGCCGATAGTCTTCGATGGCTTCGCGACCGATATGCAGCAGGTTGATTCGCCCGATGCCATTGTTGGCATCGTCCGTACCGATGGCGGCCTCTTTGCGAACACCGTGCGCCGCTGGAATCCGGATGGATCGACCGACGACGAGTCGTCCGACGTCGGCGAGGTGATTCAGGTCGCGCATGGCGATGATGCGATCTTCGTCATCGGCGCAACGCACAGCGGCCTTGGCTACGGCAGCGTTACGCTGTATCGGTTCGACTACTCCGACGTCGGAACGCCTGCCGCGACGAGAGTGGCGGCCAGTCCTGAGTCTCTTGGCTTCCGGGGCGTCGCATTCGACGGCACGGACCTGTGGCTAGTCAGTCAGGAAGATCACGAGCTGCAGCGATGCAACCCGACGACGCTCGCTGCTGTCGAGAGCTACACCTATTCCGGCGAGGCGTCACAGATCTTCGCCGTCGCCGGCTGGCTATGGATCAACCTGGCAGGAAGCTTGGTGCGAGTCGATCCGTCCGATGGATCCGTCGTCGACAGCTTGACATCCACGACCGCGACTGGCGTGTACGGGTCGCCCGAGCGGGTGTTTGTCGTCAGCATGAGATCGGTCTATCAGTACGACGCCACCGAAAGCCCCTCGCGCCTGCTGTCATCCCTTTCGTTCCTCTTCCCAGAGTTCACCAGCGCCGCGGAGATCAATTTCGGACAGACGCTCGCCATCGGCGCGGCGGGGGCTGACGTTACGCCGGGAGTGCACTTTTTCGACATGACAAATGGACTGCATCTCGTGAAGGCGGAAACGCAGAACGCCTGTTATCCCGCGGGACAGCACAACGGAAACCTTCTCGCGTCGGGCATCTTGCTCACGTCCACGTTCGAATGGCAAATCACCGGCCTTTCGAGTAGCGACCTTGGCGGCATGACGCTCGAGGTCTGCCAGGTCTCCGAGACCGTCGGCGCCGGCTTCCCGGCCACAACCATCATTCCCGAGGCCTGAATGGACAGCGACACCAACCTCGAGCAGATCGAGACCGCCCAGGCGCAGAAGGAGGTCACGGCGAACAACAACTTCGACGCCGTGTCGATAGCCGCGATCTTTGGCCGCCACGCGGAGGCGTGCAGCGGGCTCGTCTGGGGCTACTACGGCGGCCGCTGGGGCGGCTCGGAGATTCCGAACGGCACGATCGCGCTCGTCGCGAACGCAACGAACTACCTGGCGGTCGATCGGATCAGCGGCGAGGTGCAGCTCGACGACGGGTCGCCAGCAATTTGGTCGAACACCGACGACTACGCGCACCTCTACGTCATCGCCACCGGTCCGGCGACGGTCTCGAGCTACGAGGATCACCGCGCCGGGCCGGGCGGCCTCATGGTCGGCGGCACGGGCAGCAGCGCGCCGGCACCGGGGTCCATCACCTACGCAATGCTGCAGAGCGTCTCGGCGACGAAGCGGGTGCTCGGTCGGGATACCGCCGGCGCCGGTACCGCCGAAGAGGTCTCGCTGACCCAGTTGCTCGACTGGATCGGTTCCGCGGCACAAGGCGACATCCTCTACCGCGATTCGTCAGGCTGGGCGCGGCTCGCAGCGGGCACGAGCGGCCGTTTCCTGAAGACCCAGGGAGCGGGCGCGAACCCCGTCTGGGCCGCAGCCACCAGCGGCGCGCCGATCGAGCTGCAGGTTGCGCTCTCGGATCTGCTCTCGAACCTGTCGGCCGGCACATCGAAGGCGTACCTCCGCGCGCCGTGCGCGTTCACGCTGACGGCCGTGCGCGCTTCGTTGCTGACCGCGGCGGCGAGCGGGACCGTGACCGTCGACGTCAACGTCAACGGCTCGACGATCCTGAGCACCAAGCTCACGATCGACGCCACCGAGAAGACGAGCGTCACCGCTGCAACCCCTGCGGTCATCTCGAGTGGCACGATCGCCGACGACGACGAGCTTACGTTCGACATCGACGTCGCCGGCACCAGTGCGCGCGGGCTCATCGTGACGCTGATCGGCACGCGATGAGGCTCGTCAACGCCTATCGCTTCAACGGCGCGAACCCGCTGGCGCTGGGCACGCTCAACAACGCCTTCGACAACAAGCAGCTCTACTTCCTCGAGTTCGACGGGTCGACGTTCGAGCAGGGAACTGCTCCGACGACGCCGACGAACGCCACGCAGGGCGTCGCCTTCTCGCGCGACGCGCTCGTGTTTGCGGCGGTGCAGGCCGGATCACCTTACGTGCGGCTGTACCTGCTGTCGAGCGGTGCCTATGCGCTGCAGAGCAATCCTGCAAACCTGCCGGCCGGCGACGGGCGCGCGGTGTCGATGAACGCCGACGGCACGGTCGTCGCGGTTGCGCATGCGACTACGCCGTTCATGACGGTCTACAGTCGGTCGGGCTCGACCTTCACAAAGATGGCAAACCCGAGCACGTTGCCGGCGGGCGACGGGCGTGGCATCTCGGTCTCGCCCGACGGCTCGCTGATCGCTTGCGCGCACGACAACAGCCCATTCGTGTCGATCTACTCGCAGTCGGGCGGCACGCTGACGAAGCTCTCGAATCCCGGCACGCTGCCACCGAACACCGGCTATTCCTGCGCCTTCTCGCCGCTCGGCAACTTCCTTGCGGTCGGGCACGTGTCATCGCCTTACGTCACCGTCTACTCGATCGGCGCGGGGCCGACCTTCACGAAACTGACGAACCCCGGAACGCTGCCGAACAACGTCGTCTACGGGCTGGGCTGGAATACCGACGAGACGCTGCTCGCCTGCGCCGGCGACAACTCGCCGTACCTCAACATCTACAGCCGCTCGGGATCCACGCTGACGAAGCTTTCGAACCCCGGCACGTTGCCGCCGAACAGCTCCTACGGTGCCGCCTTCAGCTCGGATGGCCGCTTTCTCGCGGTGGCGCACGACGACGCGCCGCGGGTGACGATCTACGAGATCGCCAGCGGGCCGACGTTCACGAAGCTGTCCAACGCAGGCACCGCGCCGGTCTCGAACGGGCGCTCCGTCGCCTTCAGGTTCACGCCGTAGCCGGCCGCCGGCGGCTCGCGTCAGAGCCGCGCCTTCCACCCCGGAGACCAACCATGCGAGTCCATCGCAAGCCCTGCCGCGCGCAACGCGGCTTCACCCTGATCGAACTCATGATCGTCATCGCGATCATCGGCATCCTCGCGGCCGTCGCGTTGCCGGCGTACACCGACTACACGAAACGCGCGAAGGTCAGCGAGATCGTCCTCGCGACCGCGCCATGTCGCCTCGCCGTGACCGAGGGCTACCAGACGGGCATCGCGCCCGGAGCCGGCAAGTGGGGTTGTGAGAGCACGACGCCGTCGCAGTACGTCGCCAGCGTCACGACGACCGCAGAAGGCCAGATCGTGGTCACCGCGGGCGGGGGTATCGATGCGGCCATCGACGGCAAGACGTTGACGCTCACGCCGCTCGGTCCCGATGGTGCTGCGCTGACTCCGAGTGCCATAGGCCAGAACGTTGGCTTGTGGAGGTGCGGCGGCGACGGCACGACGATCGCGCGCAAGTACCTGCCCGCGACCTGCCGGTCCTGAAGCCACAAACAGGATTGCCCCGATGCCCCGATCCCGAGGGCCTGCGTTCGGACGTCGATTTCCTCGCGCACCTGACGCAGGCGCGGCTGCGGTTTGCATTGCTGCAGGAGGTCTAGATGACGATGAGAGAAACCGACAGGGTGCCGCTCGATGGCGCGGCATCGACGCCGCCGATTCGCATCACGCGCGAGATCCCGCTGTGGGGGCTCGTGAGCATGCTGCTCGCGCTCGGCGGGCAGGCCATCGCCCTCTACTACAGCCAGCAGGAACAGGCGCGCGAGCTGGCGCGGCAGGGCGCCCGTCAAGCCGAGATGGCCGCTGACCTGCGCAGCATCGCCACGGACATCCAGAAGGGCAGTTTGGACACCGCGAAGCTGAACTTCACGGTCGAGAGCATGCAGCAACGCCTGGCGATCCTCGAGGCGAAGACGAAATGAAGCGCCTGCTCGCCTCTCTCATCGTCCTCGCGCTCCTCCCCGGCTGCGCATCGATGAAGCCCACGATCCGCTGCTCGCTCGACGGCAAGGCGGAGGTGATGCAGGGCATCTTCGGCATCGGTGTCGGCCAGGCGCTGCCGGAGGCCGATCGGCTGTGCGCACCGGTCGTTGCGCCGCCGGCATCGGGGGCATCGCGATGATCCACTACGCCGAGGTCACCGGGACGCTGTACTTCTACACGCAGTTGACTGGCAACCCGTACGCCGAGCGCCGCGACTACGAGGGCGTCTGCACCGTGCTGTGGGTGTCCGACGGCGTCGTCTACTTGAAGGCGCTGCGGGCCGACATGGACCGCGCGATGCAGCGCGAGCTGCTCGACTGGTTCGTCTCGCGCGGGATCAAGTGCGTGAAGGCCGAGCGCGCGCCGGGGCGGTCGCTGCCTCTCGCGCGCCGCGTCGGCGATCACGACGAGATCGACGTCTCGGAGCTGGTGGCGCGCTTCAAGGCGGCGGAGACGCCGCGGCCGCCGCCGAAGGGTCCGCTGCGGCGCCGCGGCGAGCCCGATTGGGAGCCGACGCAGCCGGGGCTCCTGCCGTGAAGGCGCGGCGCTGCACGAACCTGCTGGAGCGCGCGCTGCGCGATGACGGCGGCGGCGTCGAGCGTGGCGACTTCGAGATCGTCACAGCGCCGAGCGGGCAGCGGAATCTCTGGCTCTGCTGTCCTGGCTGCGGCTCCGTGTCCGCGCTGCCGTTGCGGCCGGTCGTCGCGCCGGGCAAACCGCCGGGCGGCGTCGTGGGAGTTCGACGACAACGCCGATGCGCCGACGCTGGACCCATCGATCCACCACCTCGGTTGCTGGCACGGCTGGTTGCGCGCCGGCGAGTTCACGGCCTGTTGAGGCCGCCCACCAGAAAGGAGCCACGCCATGCGGCCCATCATCACCGCCCTCTGCCTCTCTTTCGCGCTCGTCGCCGGTGCGGCGGCGCGCGTCCGCGTTCCTTCCGAGCCGCCGGTACCGCCCGCGGCGACACCCGCCGCCGCGGCCGCGCAAGCCGCCGCGGCGAGCGTCTGCCGCGCTATCCAGCCGTTCTACTGGGAGATCGGCGACGCGGGCGCCATGCTCGCGTCCGGCAGCGTCGGCAGCGGCGCGCCGACGCGCACGACGGTCCTCGGCATCGCCTCGGCCTCGAAGATGCTGTACGGCGCCTACGTGGCCGAGACCACGCCGGCGCCGACGGCGGCCGACCGCCAGGCGCTCAACATGACCGCCGGCTACGCCAGCTTCGACAAGTGCACCGCGCGCCAGACCGTCGCCGCGTGCGCCGCGCCGGAGAACGACGACCTGGTGCCCTCCGCCGTCGGCCGCTTCGCCTACAGCGGCGGCGACATGCAGCACCACGCCGCGCAGGGCCCGCTCAGCCGGATGTCGGCGCGCCAGCTCGGCCCAGAGATGTCGCGCGTGCTCGGCGCGCCCATCACCTTCCGCCAGCCGCTGATCGCCGGAGGCGCGCATATCAGCCCGGCCGGCTACGCGACGGTGCTGCAGCGCGTGATGCGCGGCGAGCTGCGCCTGGGCGCGCTGCTGGGCAAGACCACTACAGGCTGGAAGGTGCGGCGCATCGGCCGGGCCTATGGAAGTGCCGCGACTGCCGCGCGCAGTTCACCGTCACGGTCGGCACCGTGTTCGAGTCGAGCAAGGTCAAGCTCCACCTGTGGCTCCAGGTCGCGTACCTGATGAGCGCCAGCAAGAAGGGCATCAGCGCGAAGCAGGTCGAGCGGATGATCGGCGTCACGTACAAGACGGCGTGGTTCATGTGCCACCGGGTGCGCGAGGCGATGCGCGACGAGATCGTCGGCCAGCTCGGCGGCGCCGGCAAGATCGTCGAGGTCGACGAGACCTACTACGGCCGCGAGGACAACAGCAGCAAGCGCAAGCGGCCCGCGAAGGCTGGCGCCGCGTTGGTCGAGGCAAACAAGATCGTGTCGCTGGTCGAGCGCGGAGGCAAGGTGCGCTCGTTCCACGTCGCCGACGTGACCGGCCCGAACCTCAAGGCGATCCTTGAGAGCCAGATCGACCGCGACACGCATGTCATGACGGACTCAAGCCCGCGCTACAACGTCGTCAAGCGTGCGCCGAGCTTCGCGGGCTACGATCAGGTGAACCACAGCAAGGGCGAGTACGTTCGCGGCGCCGCCCACACCAACACCGTCGAGGGTTACTTCTCGATTCTCAAGCGTGGTCTGGTCGGAACTTTCCATCACGTCAGCAGCCAGCATCTGCACCGCTACACCAACGAGTTCGACTTCCGCTACAACCATCGGCAAGCCGTCGGCTACGATGACGTGCAGCGCACGCAAGCGCTGCTCAGCGGCATCGTCGGCAAGCGCCTGACCTACCGGGGGACTCATTGAGCGGAACAAGGTCTGGAAGGCGATCAACGCCGCCGCCAGAGCCGAGCGCGACAGAAGGCGCGCCCAGTGGTGTCGCGTTCGACGACGTGCTGCGGCGGATGCTGGCGACGCCCCCGCCGGGAGATCGTGCCAAGAAGCCCACGCGCAAGGCGGGCAAGAAGCCGCCCGGCTAGCCTCGTACCGTAGCCCTTGCTACACTAGGGGGTGCGCACGATGAAGCCGAACCCCGCTCTGCCAGGAACCGGATTTCATGCCTCATCGTGCGCGCCGTTTGGTGGAGGTGAGGGGAATCGAACCCCCGGCGTCCAAGGTGGGTAGCCCAGCCGCCATACCAATCACCCCCAGCGAACATTCAGGCGGCCCTTCGGGGCCGTCTGTCTTTGTTAGCCGCCCTCCTTCTTCGCGGTCGGGGGCGCCGACGGTACAGCCGGGGGCTTGATGCCCTTCCAGCGCGTGACGTAGGCGTTGAACATCGTCTGCAACAGCGTCCAGTCGGCCTCATCGAAGTCGGCGGGGATGCTGATCCTGACCTTGCGGTTGATCGGGATCGGGATCTCGAACTTCATGACGGCGTCGCGCTCGGTGTGACCCTCGTCCTCCTCCTCGTCGTCCTCGTCGTCACCATCGGCTTTCGGCGCCTTCTTCGCGCTTGCCGGCGCGGCCTTCTTGGCGGCGCCGTTCCGTTGTGGCTGAGGGGGCGCCTTCAGGCCCGGCGAGGTCTTGATCCCGGCGTCCTTCGCGGCCGACAGGAAGAAGGAGATCGCGCGGATCACCGTGCTGCCGGTGATCTCCTGAGCGCGGAACTTCTCCTCAACCTGCTTGCTGCTCGCCCGCGCCAGATCGAACTCGGGATCGTTGAACAGCCACGGGTATGCGTTGCGCAAGACCTCCGAGAGGATCGGTCCGCGCTCGGCGTCGGACGCCATGACGAACCGCTCGAACAGCGGCAGCGGCTTGCCGGCGTCGTCGATCAGCTTGAGGTACTTGAGAGCGTGCAGGTGGCCCAGGATCACCGAGCCGGACGCCTTCGGCAGGTGGCTCTTGTCCACTCGGAGCGGTATGTGGCCGTCCTCGCGGAACTGGTTCAGGAACCCCGTCAGGGGTCGGTAGGATGTGAAGGCCGGAGCCGCCGGCTTCTGCGGTAGAGATGCCATCGTCGAACCCTTTCGTTCTGCCAGGAACGCAGGGCGACTATAGCAGAACGCAGAACGGCGCAAGCGGCTTTCTGCGTCAACGACACTGAGCGGTCGCAGGCGCTGGGTTTGTCAACTACATAAGTATCATGCGGACCTCGCACGAGCCCTCGACGCGCTCGGCGCCGGGATAGGCGGCCGCGTCTTCGGCCGTCATCCTCCAGCTCGACTTGTAGCGGCGGCCGTCGCCGTTCGTCAGCCACCACCGCCAGAACTCGACGGGCCTCATCGCCGCGTCGCCTTCGGCGCCGGGGCGCTCGCGTGGTACCGGCGCGCAGCATCCGCGGGGTCGACATGGGGCCGGTACTGCGCGACCGCGACCGCGTGCGCCGCGCGGTTCGCGAAGCCCTGCGCGTCGGCCAGGTGCGGCCGGAGGCGCACGAGCTCGGCGACGAAGGCGCTGATCCAGTCGCGGCGGTCCATCGAAGCGGGATACTGGATATTGGACGCGTTCCAATAAGCGTCCAATATCGGCAAACGACAAGGGGCTAGGCAGATACCTAACCACTTGATTTTTATGGCTCCCCGACCTGGGCTCGAACCAGGGACCTACGGATTAACAGGCGGACCCACCGACCGCCCGGAAACCCGCATGGATGCTCGCTCTGGGCATTGCGAGGTTCCAGTATCTGCCGGTCCTGGCGCGGGGCATCTGCGGGGCGAGAGCGACGGTCAACTACTGGATATTGGACGATCTTGGCTCACGCGATTTCGATCGCGTTCGGCTGCGCCGTCTCGGTCCAGCGCGCCTTGATGTAGATCTCAGTCGTCTTCGCGTCGGCGTGGCCGCAGAGTAGCTGGATCCGCTCGATTGGCATGCCCGCGAGCCACATGTCGGTGGCGCCCTTACCCTTCAGGTCGCGGAAGCCGAACGAGGCGACCTTCGCCTTGCGCTGCGCGCGCTTGAGCATCGCGGAGATGCCGTCGTACGTGTAGCGGCTGCCGGCCTGCACGCGCTTCGATGTGCGCGTCGTGTGCAGGATCGGCTGGTGCAGCACCGGCACCGCGCCGACGGCGGCCGCGACCAGCTCGCCCAGGCGGCCGGTGAGCGCGATGTCGACCAGGCGCCCGGTCTTGCTCTGGCGGAAGTGCAGGACACGCTCGGCGCCCTTGCTGCGGATGTTCGCCGGCGTCCAGGCCAGGACATCGACCTCGGGCCGCTGGAGCGTGCGGTAGACCAGCTCCATCATCAGGCGCACCGCCGGCGGCGCTGCGTCGTACGTGGCGCGGTACTCGGCGTGCGTCACGTAGCGGTCGCGCGCCTTCTCCGGGTTGCGCACGATGCCGCTGCGCCGCATGCAGGGGTTGACCTGCAGGCCGGCGTTGTGGATCGGCGAGCGCAGCATCCACGAGAAGCACGACGACAGGCAGGCCTTCTCGCGGTTCGCGACCACGCTGCGGCCGTGCTCGACGCCCATCTCCAGGTAGGCGTTCACGTGGTTCGGCTCGACCTCGGTGGGCAGCATCGCGCCGAAGTAGGCCTTCAGCGGCCGCGCGTATGCGGTGTAGTCGGCGAGCGTCCTTGCGCTGAGCTTGCCGGCGCGCACGCGCTGTCCGCAATCGACCAGGAACTGATCGAAGAACCACGTCATCGTGCCGTAAGCGCCCTTCGGGTCGTTGTAGTGCTCGGCGCGCTTGCGGGCGGCCGCCAGATCCTTGCCCAGTGGCTCCCAGCGTCCGGTGTCTCGGTGGACGTAGTAGAACGAGCCGCGGCGGACGTAGACGCGTTCCGGCAGCCCGAGGCTATCGTCCTTGCGCTTTCGGCCCACGCTTGCCTCCCGCGATCACCTGCAGCAGCGCCGCGCGATCGGGCTGCCCGCCCGGCGCATTCTGCGCCGGCGCGCCGAAGCGGGCGGCGCCGGCGACGCGCTCAAGCTCCGAGCGCATCAGGAGCGGCTTGCCGTTCGGCCGGCGCTCGACGTGGTAGCCGGCGCGCTTCAACCAGCGAATCTGGGCGGCTGGCTGCTGCAGCGGCGCGCACATCTCGGCCAACTCGGCGTCGGAGAGCCAGGGGGCGGACATCACCCGCGCGCCGTGACGCGATCCCAGATCGCGCCGAGCTTCTCGGCCTGGCGCTCCGTCAGCGCCTTGCCGCCGGCGAGCTGCGCCTTGATCGAGTCGAGGAAGCCGCGCTCCCAGTCGTCGAGACGCGACTCGCGCGCCTCGCAGTCGTCGATCAGCTGCTGGGTGTCGTCGTCCATCACTTCCTCCGCGCCCACAACGTAAGCGCCACGCCGCACGCGTCGGCGATCGCCTCGAGCTGCGGCAGCGTGATCTGCTGCCGACCCGACTCGATCCACGTGATCCGGGTGCGCGACGAGCCGCCCGTGATTCGTTCGGCGAGCTGCTGCTGCGTCAGGCCGGCAGCAGTGCGCAGGCGCCGGACGATGAAGCCGGTGCCGTCGCGCGCGTACGTCTCCGACTTGCTATCGGGCACGTCGGGGGCCAACTGCATGTCGGCGGCGAGGCGCAGCTCGATCACCCGAATAGCCCCGGCTGATCGCCTGCAAGCTCTGCCCGCCGCGGCGCGTGCTCGGGGCAGAGGTGCGTGTCGCGTCCGACCTCGGTCGCGTGCTCGCTGCAGAGCGGCATGTCGCACGTGCCGCCGGTGAGCAGCTTGAAGTCGCAGAGGAACAGGCTGATGCCGCAGCAGCGCATCGAACTGCTGCCGTCGCCGAGGATGAACGCGCGGCACGGCGCCGGCGGGTTCTTCGCGGCCCTGCCGCTGAGCTTCAGGTGCATGGCGATGCCGTTGACGCGATACCAGGGCATCACTCAGCTCGCACCGCGAAGCTGGCCGGCGTCAGGAACGCCGCCTGGACTCTCCTGAGCGGCTATGGCGGCGTCCGCGGCGATGTCGAGCGTCGGATGCGCGCCGAAGACATCGCAGCCGATGGCGAGGTACGTGACCCGACGCGCGCCGTCGATGTGCAAGGCGAGTTGTTCCTGCTCGCGCAGCCACTGCCACCGCTTCGCATCTCGCTCGCTTGCCTCCTGCTCGCTTGCCTCCTGCTGTACGAGAGTGGCGCGATACCAGCACAGTCCGGTGCGCGCCTCCTCCAGCGCGTCTCGGAGCGCCGCCGCCTTGCGCCTCTCGGCGATCAGAAGCGAGAGGCAGCCATCAACGTCGGCGCGGTTCCGCGCGATGCACTCGGCCGGCGTCTCGCCTTCCTTGAGAAACGGCGCGCAGGCCTCGATCCACGCCACCGGCTCTGCCACTGGTTGTCGGGAGGCGGCGATGGCGGCGCGCGCGCACGCGCGGCCGTAGTCCTGCACGCGATCGTCGGCGGGCTTGCCGAACTCGTCGAAGACCGCGAACTGGAGCAGTGGCAGCACCATGGCTCAGTGCGCCACGTGCTGCTCGTCGCCACCGCGGCCGCGCCGGCGCTTCGGCGTCGCGGGCTCGTCGATCTCGTCCTGCACGGGCTCTGGCGGCGTCAGCGTGATCTGCATGTCGCGCGACTTCAGCTTCGCCAGCTTGCCGAACTGCGTCTCGGTGACGTTGGCCGACTCGATGTCGCACTTGATCAGGACCGTGCCGCCCTCCTTCGGGTGCAGCCGGAAATTGCTGATCGCGCAGTCCTCGATCTCGATGTTGCGCTTGCCGCCGGTGCCGTAGTCGATGACCAGGCCGTAGCCGGTGAGCTCCTGCTCCCAGTGCAGCGCGCCGACCTTCTGGCCGATCGCGGTGAGGTTCGGCTTGTCGCTCGCCGCCTCGATGCCGTCGAGCTCGGCCTGCGGCGCGAGTCCCTTCGGCAGCTTGCAGAACAGCATCGACTTGAGCGAGCCGTCGAAGTACGCGAGCGCGTCGTTCGTCAGCGTGATCTCGACCGAGAGCTTCGCGCCGGGGTCCTCGTCGGGCTGGCGGTTCTTCTGCGACAGGACGATCAGGTCGAGCAGCTTGGCCTTCGCCCAGCTCTCCAGTTCGAACAGTGCCATGGGTTGCCTTTTGGGCGTTGATGAGTCAGTGCGCCTTGCCGCCCCCCGGCGGCTCCTCGATGTCTTCGGGCTTGTCGTCGAGTTGGCGGAAGAGCGCCTTGAGCGCGCTGCCTTCGGAGGCGCGCACTTGCTGGCAGATGTAGCAGTTGCAGCCGGGGCCGACGGGGCTGGCGAGCTGCTGGCGCAGCCGCGAACGCACGAGGCGCGCGCGCATCACGTTCAGGCGCTTCGCCATCAGGGTCTCGCGGAGGTTCATGGTCGCACCTCGAATGCCGGCGACCCAGTTCGCGCATCGCGCCAGCCGCCCTCCAGATCCCAGCGCATCAGCACCGCGCCGAGCGCCTCGTCCACCGACACGCGCAGCGTCGGGCAGCCCTTCGGGTCCTCGCTGTTGAGCAGCGTGCGGATCAAATCCTCGGCGGCATCGAGCACGAGGAACGACTGATCGTCGTCGGCCGCGTCGAACCGGCCGAGCAGCTTCCAGGAGCCGCTGTTGTTCAGCTCGAGGCGGCAGGGCTTGAGCATCGGCACGCTCACGCCTTGGGCCAGCCGCGCAGCCTGGCGCAGCCGGTGTTCGCCTCGTACCAGCGGAGCATTTCCACCACGCGCGCGACGGCGCGCCGATCCTCACGCTGCTCGTCGCTCGTCTGCGGGAACATCTCGCCGCGACGCGCCGCTTCGGCGCCGACGGCGCAGATCGCGGCGGCGACATCCTCCATGCGCAGGGCCACCGGATCCGCGGGCGGCGCTGCGGGTGAGGGCATAGGCGGCGCTTCCGGCCGGTGGCCGAGCAAGCGCAGCCAAGGCGAGGGGGTCAGGTCGTGGCTCACGCTGGCTCGCTCGCGGGTTCGACCGGCACCGGCGCGGCCTCGGCAGGCGCCGCGACGGTCAGCGTCGGCACCGGCACCTGGTCCAGCGCGCGGACCTGCGCCTGCAACGCCTCGATGTGCGCCTGCAACGCCTCGATGTGCGCCTGCAACTGCGCCACGCTCGGCCGCGGCACGCTCTTGAGGCCGAACTGCTTGCGCCACTCCGCGACCTGGGCGGCGCTCACTTTGCGCCCGAACGATGCGCCGACCAGATCGGCCACCGTGGCGTCCGGCATCGTCGCCTCGCTCTCGATGACGCGCGTGATCATCTTGTGCTTCTCGACGAGCGTCATCGACTTCTCGCGGGGCTTGCGCGGCTTCGGGGTAGCGGGCGCTGCGGGCTTGGTCTTCGTGGTTGCCATGTGTCCTCGGGTCGTTGATGGTGGTGCGGCGGCCGGGCAGCAAGCCCGGCTCTCGGAGCCCCCAGGAGGGGGAGGAATGGTTCAGGGCCTCGCACGGCGCACGCCGCCGCCGCGGTTGATCGGTCGGCTACTTGCCGGGCGGGTACTTCTTCTCGTAGGCGGCCGTCAGCGCGAGCAGGTCGTCGGCGCCGAGCACGTCGCTCGCTTCGCCGAAGAGCAAGGCGGCCGTCTCGGACGACGTCGCCTCTTCGAGCTTCGCGAGGTACTCGGGCAGGAGGGACGGGCCGGCGTTCGGTGCCGCCGGGGCGGCCCCGGTGGACGGCTGCGCCGCGGCCGGTTTGCGTGCCGCCGATTTCTTCGCTGCCGTCGCCGCGCGCACCTTCTCGATGCTGCCGTTCGGATCGGTCGGCGTCGGTGTCTCGCCCATGTCGAACCACTCGGCGGCCGTGCTCATCTCGTCGCGCAGGCTCGCGTAGATGCGCTTCAGGCTGACGACCTGCGCAGGCGAAATCGCGTCCAGCCGACGCTGGATGCGCTTCTCGATGTGGTCCTTCGTGACGCCGTGGGGCGCGAAGGCGTCGAGCATCTTCGCCATCGCCTCGGGCGACGTATCGGCCTTCACCTTGAGCGTGAGCGCCGCCTGCTGCTCGGCCGCGTCCTGCACGTCCTTCGGGATCACGGCCATCAGGCATGCGCGCACGCGGCGCTGCGCCATGTTCGCGCACAGCTCATAGACCTCGCGCTCGTCCTTCAGCTTGTAGCCGCCGCCGCGCGTGTCGCGCCAGTGGCGGACGATGAACTGTAGGGGCCGGCACGTGCGCGACTGGAGGTCCCAGGCGAAGGCGCGAACCTCGCTGTACGGCACGCCGTCCTCGCCAGTGCCGCGCGAGACCTCGGACCACCCGAACTCCATGTTGCCCCACTGCTGCGCGATGGCCTGCATCGAGTGGATCGACAGGCCGCTGACGCTGCTGCCGCCTTTCGCGTATTCGTAGTTCGCGATCTCGGCCAGCGTCGGCCGACTGAACGCATTGATGATCGCGTCCATCGCACGGCGCTCGTCGCGCGGGAAGCGCTCGGCCATCAGGAACTTCGTCTGCATCTCGGCCAGCTCGCGCGCCTGGCTCTGGCGCGCGCCGCTGGTCTCGGCGACGGCGCCGCGCTGCTGCTGGCCCGCGAAGGGCGATTCGATGACGGCGCTCATTCAGTTCTCCGCGAAGTTCGCCCAACGGGGCAGGTTGATGAGGTTGATGCCCGGCGCGTAGCCCGGCCACTTGCCGGTGCGCTTGCAATCGGCGTAGAGGTACAGCAGCCGGCGGCACTCCGCGCGCGCCTTGTCGAGCACGTCGTCGCCGAGCATGTAGGCGGCGGCCGCGTACGGCCACGACGACTCGACTGCAGCGAACACGAACCCGTGCACGCGCCTCCCGGTCGCCTGCTCGTAGCCCTCTGAGTACCACGCGGCTTGCAGGTGGTATGCGAAGTTCCAGATCGCGCGGCTGAAGCCCTCCGGGCTCGCTTCGACGCACGTCTTCCCATCGACGAGGATCACGCCATCGCCGGCCGGGCTGACCCAGTCGGGCCGGCACTTGCACAGCTCGCTCGTGTAGTCGTCGATCCAGAAGGCCGACGGCTCGGGTATGCCCTCGGCGAGCAGCGCCGCGACATCGGGCAGCTCGCGGATCGCCGCCGCCTGCGCACGCGCGGCCGTCATCGCGTCCGGGCTGACGAGTTCGCGGCCGGCGTTGGCGGCGAGCCAGGCCTTGCCCGCAGCCGTCCGCCCGTCGTGCCCCTCGGGCTTGACGGCGTACCGCTCGCCGAGCGCGTGCGGCTCGAACAGCGCGCAGTGCACCAGCGTGCCGTTGCGCATCGCCGGCGTCGGCTCGCTCGCCGGCCGGTTCGGGTCGAGCTGCAGGCCGTAGAAGTGCGCGGGGCTCTGCTGCATGCGCTTCAGGCCGCCGGCGCTCATCGCAGGGATCGAGTGGTAGACCTCCGCCGGCATGTGCGGGATGAGGCCGAGCTTCAGGTCGGCGGGCGCGTTCATCCGAGGCTCCGCACGTAGCTGATCAGCGCCGTGAAGCCCCACGCCATCAGCACGCTGCCGACGACGACGAACACGAGGCCCTCGAGGAAGTGCGCGCAGCTCTCGCGGCGCGGCACGTGCCGGCCCGTCGGCGGCGGCTCGACCTGGCGCGTCCACGGCACCGTGCGCGGCCCTCGCCGCTCTTCGTCGATGACGCTGTCGCCGGCGTCGAGCGCGAACGCCCGCTCGCTGCGCTGCGCACGGTCGGTGGCGACGAGCCGCAGCACCGGCGGAGTCAGCGGCCACGACTGGTTCGGAGTGGCGCGCCAGCGCGGCGGCGATGCGTTGCGCAGGTGCCGGTCGACGGCGTGCAGGTGGGCGTCGGGCATGGTCAGGCCTCCGCTGTGGTTGCAGCCATCCGCCGGACGAGATCGACGGCGCTCTGTTGCAGCCACTCCGTCGTTGCCTTCAGCGCGTCCCAGGCGGCGGCCCTGGCGGCCCTGGCGGCCCAGGCGGCGTCCCAGGCGGCGTCCCCGGCGGCGGCCCAGGCGGCGTTCCTGGCGGCGTCCCCGGCGGCCCAGGCGGCGTTCCTGGCGGCGTCCCCGGCGGCCCAGGCGGCGTTCCTGGCGGCGTCCCCGGCGGTCCAGGCGGCGTTCCTGGCGGCGTTCCTGGCGGCGTCCCAGGCGGCGGCCCAGGCGGCGTCCCAGGCGGCGACCGCGTCGCTTCGCGCCGCGTTGAGCGCCGGCATCAGCGAGGGACACTGCGCGAAGTCGGTGATCTCGGGCAGCGACTCCAGCGCGTCCGCGTGCTGCTCCAGCTTCGCGAGCCGCAGCCATGCAGGCGTATGCACGCGGATGAGCCAGTCGGCCGCCATCGTCGCGCGGCGCTGTTCGACGGCCGGCGTCGAGCGCGTGCCGACCAGCAGTGGGATCAGCGGCTTCAGCAGGCGATCGCGGTCGGCGTCGCTCGGCAGCGCGTCGTTCCACGTCACCATGAACGCCGTCAGCACCGGGCACGCGCACTGCGGCGCATCGCTCCACGGCTCGCCGGCGACGTACGACACTGCCTCCATCACGCACATCCCGCGCTCGAAGTCCTCGTGCGAACCGCTGGATAGCGCGAGCGCCTGGATCTGTTGAAGGCGGTCTTGATGAATCGTCGTTTGCATGTTGGTCAGGCTTCGGTGAAGTAGGCGACGAGCAGCACCGCGAACGCGATGCCGATGGAGACGGCGAGCGCGACGCCGAGCGCGCGGTCGCGGCGAGGGACAGGCGGCGGTGCGTCCCACCAATCCCAGGGGTCGCGTGCCGCCTCGCGCGCCGTACGCGGCTGCAGGCCGTTAAGGGGCAGGCGGGTCAGCACGGCGCGATCCTTCCTTTGAGCGTGAGGCGCAGTCCGCGATGCCGGCGAGGCCAGACGGCCACGTAGCCGGCGTCACGCAGCTTGACGACCAGCAGGTGCGCCGACACGCGCGTGATGCCGAGTCGGTGGCCGATCTCTTCGCGCGTGGGCGCCTCGCCGAAGTGCTTCATGTAGTCGCGCACGTAGCGCAGCGCTTCGGCTTGGCGCGGCGGTGGCGTCGGGGCCACGATGCGAGGACTGGCGCGCGTCATCGCTTCGCTCCTGCTGCCTGCGCAATCGCATCGCGACCGAACAACACTGCGCCGCGCGTGATCTGCCCGGAGCAGACCGAGCCGTCGAGGAACGCGAGGTCTCGATCGACCAGTTCGCGCAGCGCCGCGAGCATCGGTGCCGCCGCCTTCATGCACGGGTCCGCGATCTCCACCGGCCCCATGCGATGCCACCGCGGATCGCCGGCGACGGCCGCGTTGCCTGCGGGCGCGACGCGGTAGCGGCCGTCCTCGTGCTCGTACAGCAGGAGCGCGCTCACGGCGCGGCTCTCGTGGCTCGGGCGATCGCCGACCGCGCTCGCGTGATGTCCGCTGTGCGCACCGTGATCGTGATGTGCTCGTCCGAGCAGTTGCGCCCGACGAACGGCTGCAGCGCGGCGAGCAGTTCGGGCGCCGCCGCCATCAACGCGAGGTCGGCCTCGCTCGGGCCATCGCTCAGCGAGCGGCCGTTCGGCGCATCGCTGACGATGCCTGCGTGTACTTGGTACCCGGGCACGCTCGTGCCAAGCGGGTAGACGCGCCAGTTCCCGGCGCTGTGCTGCGCGCTCACGACGCCGCTCCCGTGCGCGCGAGCCGCAGCTTCATCTCCTGCTCGGCGGCCCTGACGAGCGCGGCGCGCTCGTCGGCGAGGGCGATGTTCTCGCCGCGCTCCATTCGAGCGCGCAGGACGTGGCTCGCTGCGATCCAGGCGCGGGGCGCCATTGCGTCGAGCATGAAATTGACATCGGTGAGGGGGCAGACCGTCAACCAGCGGCCGCCCTCGTACTCCTGCACCAGCAGGCCGCGCCGGCTCGGCATGTCGTCGAGGCAGTGCAGCACCTCCCCGACGATCAGGCGGCGAGAGCCTTCCTCGGGCTCCATGAAACACGCTCCGGCGGTCATCAGCGGGGCGTCCGTCCGGCTCGCGCTCACGATGCGGCCCTCGGCTGTTCGACGGCCACGATGCGGCCCTGCAGGGTCAGCCCCGGCATCGCGCCTGCGTCCTCGATCGCCCGCAGCGCGTCTTCGCGCCAGGACTCGGCGAGGTCCTCGGCGTAGTGGGCGCGGTCCTGCCAGCGGTCGCGCTCGGCGAGCGCGGCGTCGAGTTGTTCGCGGAGCTCCTCGACGTGCTCGCGCAGGTGCTGCAGCTCCCAGGCGTGCAGCTTGCGGCGCAGTGCGGCGAGCTCGCGGTCCGCTCCCGCAGCCTCGACGAACGCACCGAAGTCGCTGTCCTCGGCCTCGCCCACCGGCAGCGGCGTCTCGACGACCGGCCGCCGCGGCAGCCACGTCATCGGCACGTCGGACAGGTACGCTTCCCACGTCGCCGTCTGCACGTCGTCGCACATCAGCAGCGCGTCGATCGCGGGCGGGGTCGCTCGGCGCACGGCGGCGCGGCTCGTGCGCTGGAAGGGCTTCGACTCGATCTGCATCCTCGGCTCCCGTCGGCCTGCCGCTCGGCGAGCGGATCGGGACGACAGGTAGGATCTTAAGCGTGCTTACGACACCTGTCAAGCACGCTAATCTAACGAGGCCCTACGATGCGCTTCAGCTCTCGCTTCGATGGGGGACGGCGCGGTGGACGATCACATCCCCGGCGGGGACACGCGAGCGATCCAGCGCTCGATCTACAACCGTCAGTGCGCTCGCGCGCTTGAGCATCTGATGGGCATCGTGACCGGCATCGTTGCTGACGACCTGCTCGTCGATAAGGAGGTGCAGTTCCTGAGCACATGGCTCTCGGCCCATCCCGAGGCCACGACCGATTTCCCGGGTTCGCTAATCCACCGGAAGGTGCGGGACATCTTGGTCGATGGTGTCATCACGGCTGCGGAGCGCGAACATCTTCTCGACGTTCTGCAGCACGTATCGGGCGTGATGTTTTCGGACACGGGGAGTGCCGATCCCGATCCGCTCGGCCTGCCAATAAACGACGCGGTGACGGTGACGCTGCCGAATGCGGGCATCTGCCTGACAGGTCAGTTTCTTTTTGGTACCCGGGCTGCATGCGAGCGGCTTTCACTCAAGGCCGGCGCAACGCCGCTAGATTCCGTGACCAGGAAAGTTGACTACCTGATCATCGGGACGCGCGTTTCCCCCGCATGGGTTGGCACTTCGTATGGCCGGAAGATTCAGCGAGCCGTCGAGCTACAGGAGCAAGGGCACCCGATTGAAATCATCAGCGAGCGCCGGTGGATTGCGGCGCACCCTGCGCCCTGAACGCACCGAATCTCAGAATCCAGCAACATGAAGAATTTCTTGATCGTCGCCACCTTCGCTGCGGTGCTAGCGGCCGGCTGTGGGACCACTACAACCGCTCCACGCGTCGATGCAACGACACACGTCTCGGAGAGCAAGTTCGATAATGTGATAACGACCCAAGGTCCGACGACTTCCTGGGAGAAGACCTACGGATTCGGTGTCCCAGATCGGATGTCGAGCCAAGTTGTCGCGATGACCAACAAGAGCACTGGCAAGCGCAACGTCGGTATCGTGTTCACGATCGATTACAGCGCGAAGACGTGGCGCTTCTATCGCTCAGCGAGCCTCGACAATGCCCAGCAGTTGCCCGCGCCCAAGCTGTCCTCGGACGTCCATTGCTGGCGCGGCGACTGCAACTTTCAGGAGCGAGTCACGGTCTGGATTCCGGAGTCATTCCTCGAGGCGAAACGTGGTAGCGGATTTGAACTTCGCATGAACGCCGACGCTGGTCCATCAGTCGTCGTGACCGTGTCGGCCGCGCACATCGCCTCCGTCTCCGCAGTGCGATAGTTGTAGGCGGTGGGCCGGGCTACGCCGCGCGCGGCGCCTTCACCGGTTCCTCGGCCGTCATCGCAGCAAGCGCAGCCGCTCGCCAGTGGTAGGCGCCGCCCTCAAGCGCTAAGCCGGACAGGTTTTCGGCGACAGCTCGTCGTCGATCCGCTGGCAGGCGCGCGAGCAACTCGCTGAGTTGATCGAGCACTTGGCTCGGCGTCGCATACTGCGACGTCGGCTCGGCCACGAGCATGGGGCCGGCCGTGACGCGCTTCGGACCGGCACCCGTCGCGATCCACAGAGCGCAGAACCCGCTGGCCTGCTCGATGGCCTCCGCGGCCTCCATGTTCCCGATGGTCTTGATGAGCTTCGATCCCTTGCCGAGCCATTGAGCGACGGCGGAACGGCTCAGCCCGGAGACGCGCACGAGATCGGGCGGCTTCCAGTTCATAGCCTCCATGACCTCATGAAGTCGTTCGATCAGAGAGGGGGCTCGGGTCATCCCGACATTAAGTAGGCTAAGCACGTTAGCGGGCTTGCATGCTGCCGTTAGCGTGCTAATATCGGGCCCTATGCGTAAGCTATGGGCTCTGGAGCAGTTGGGTGGCTCGGTGACGACGGCAGCCGCGGCTTGTCGCGTCAGCGCTTCGGCGGTGACGCAGTGGCCGGACGAGCTTCCTGATCGAATCGCCGACCGTGTGCTGGCTGCGATTGCGAGGAAGCATCTACCGCCGGAGCTGACGGGCGCTGACCCCGACGCCGCGAATTGCGGCGCGGTCGACGCAGAGCGCAATGTCGTCTGACGTGACATCGCGTTGCGCTCCATGGTGCCGTGTACGGAGCACGGGCATCCAATCCGATGCGGCATCCCCGAAGTGCGGGGTCGCCCCAACCAACGAGCCCGCCGCGGCGGCGCAGGGCTGACGCGATGCGCAGCACGACGGCATCGAGGCTCGCGATGTGCCGCGGCTCTGCGCGTCCGACGGCTCGCGTTCTGACACCCGAAGAGGCGCGCGCGCTGTTCAGCCTGCCGCGCTCTCCAGCGTCGACAGCGGATCCGGGCACTGGTCCAGCGCCACGAGCCAATGACCGCCGAGGCCGTCTTCCACCGGCTGAAAGAGGCGCCACATGACCTTGAAGAAGAGCGCGGGCGCCGCAGGGAAGCTGAGCATGTCGCCGGGCAGAAACGGGCACGCCCGGGCCATTGAGACGCCCTCGCTCAAGCCTGCCATGTTCGCGATGTCGGCGAGCGAGTCCCGCGCGACGAAGTTGATCTCGTTCAGCATGGTCGCCCCTTCGGTGGTGCGTGGTCGGTGGAACTTCCATCGTGCCACTGTCGTGGGCGGCCTTCACGCAGCGGAGCGCTGACCCATGCTCGCCGCCGACGAACCGCGCTGCGAGGGCCGCCGGAGCCCGGTGAATCCATCGCGCACGCTCGGCATCTGCCGCGACTGCGCTCGCCGCGAGCCGCCGACAGCGCAGTCCGGGCGCATCGAGCCGCCGGCGAAGCACGACGGACAGCGCTGGCACTGCTCTGCGCGCATCGAGCGCGAGCGGGCGGAGGGCTGAGCGATGGCCTGGTCCATGCTCCGCACCATCTGCAGCGACATGCAGCACGCCCAGACGAAGCTGCATCAGATCCACTACTTGACGCGCGCCTGGCGCGAGAGCGCCACGCCGAGCCTTCGCGAGCAGATGCGCCACGCGTGCGTATCGCAGAGCCTGGAGGTCGCGCGCTGCGCCGCGATGCTGTGCGTCAACTTCAACGCAGCGAACGACGAGCGCGGCGCGCCGGAGGCCGCGTAGATGCGCCTCCACATCGAATCCACCAGGGATCGCACCGGGCCGGGACGCCGGCGCCACCGGACGCGAGGGGGCATCCGGTGCGGCGGCCCTCGCAACCATCATCATCGACTTGATCCGCTGCACAGCCGCCTCGGCGGCGAGAAGGATCCGTTGCGCGCGAGGCAGAGCAAGCGCGCGGCCCCCTGCAGGGGTAGCTGCCGTGGAACGCCCCCGGCGGGAACAGGCTGCAGCCGAGACCCCAACGCGCGCCCGCACGCGCGTTGGGTAGGCGTGACGGCTCGGAGAGACGAGCACGAATCCATCCAGGGGGCAGCAACCGCGATAGTCCCGAGCGGTCCGCGTGACAGGCGGCACTGCGAGGTGACGGTACGAGCGCGGGGTGCAGGCGAACCGGCGTTCGAGCGTTGCGCGAGGCGTGCCGGAAAGCTCGCGCGCACCAGCCCCCACCACGCGAGCCCGGTCGGCGGACCTATGGGCTGCTGGGTATCCCGCCGCCGCGGGGCCCACCCGGATGTCTCCTCGTCCGCACCTGGCCGCCTGCCGTACAGTGCCGCTCGGTCCGCCATCGAGCGGCGCGGACGTTGCGCCTCGGGCCGCAAGGCTCGGGGCGCCTTCTCTTCCGAGGCCTGACCGATGGGCGTCGAGCTCAAGGACTACCGCGGCCGCATCACGCCGGAGACCGACTGCTGCCTTGAGGCCGAGTCGCGCAGCACCGGGCGCGAGCGACAGGAGATCGTGCGGGACATCCTGCATTCGTGGGCGTTGGAGCGAATCCATAGCGCCACTGTGCTGCACAACCTGCTGCGCGCCGAGGGCCTGAAAGGGATCGACGGCGGCGTCAGCGGGAGCGCCGGCGGCATCGGTGGGATCGTGGGGGCGGCTGAGGGAGCGAGAGGGAGCAGGGCGGCATGACCGACGCCAACCGCCTGACCGAGCTGGAGTCGACCCTCACGCAGTGGTATGGCTCGGCCGAGGTCGCACGCGCGGTGCTGCGCGGCCAGCTCGGCAGCGTGGAGCGCTCGATGCGGCGCATCCAGGCGGTCCGCGGCGACGGCGTCGACATCGACCGCGTGCACCGCCGCTACGACTGCATCGGCGAGGCGCGCGAGGTCACAGGAGCCGATCCCATGGCAGCGAAGTCCACCGGCCGACCAGCCGCCGGCAAGCCCGGTGGCAAGCTCAATGCCGCCGACCGCAAGGGCCTCGGCAGCTTCCCGCGCAGCGTCGGCGGTGCGCCGAAGACGCGGCCGCGGCCGGCGAGCGTGCCGAGCTATCCGCCGGGGCACTTCACGCTGCTGATCAAGCGGCACGACTGGCCGCCCGCGTTCGAGCCGCAGTTCGAGCCCGAGGCCCGTCGGAGCGACGAGCGCCAGGTCATCGCGACGCGCGAGCAGCAGACCGCCAACGCCGTCGGCTGGGGTAGCGGCACGCTGCCGATGACGAAGACGCCGCGGCACGCCCGGCCGGCGATGGCGAAGGGCAGAGCGGCATGACGAGTGCGACAGCCCCCATCACCGCCCGCTGCGACGGCTGCAAGCACTGCCACTGGATCGCGCCCGGCGGCCAGCTATGGCGCGACGACCCGAAGCCGCAGATGCACTGCCTCGTGCTCGGCCGCCTCGAGGTTGTCGCGTCGGCGCGCGGCGACTACGTCCACACCCTGATCCCGAAGGGATGCCCGCAACATGCGCAGCCCGGCCTGTTCTGAATTGCAGCATGGCGCTGCAAGTTCGCCGTGGTGGCACTGCCGCTGCGGATGGATCGGCAAGTCGAGAACGAAGCACTGCAAGCCCTGGAGTCCGGGCAGGGGTTCGAGCACGCCGTGCCGGTTCTGGCCGCGTGAACTTTCGAAGCGTGCGGAGGAAGGCGGCCTGATGGGCGTGAGCGTCACCCGCCCCGCGCTGCGCTACCACGGCGGCAAGTTCAGGCTCGCGCCGTGGACGATGCGCTTCTTCCCGCCGCACACCTGCTACACCGAGGCCTACGGCGGCGCGGCCGGCGTGCTGCTCCAGAAGCCGCGCGCCTACGCCGAGGTCTACAACGACCTCGACGGTGACATCGTCAACTTCTTCCGCGTGCTGCGCGATCCGTCGACACGCGGAGCGCTCGTCGACGCCTGCGCGCTGACGCCGTACGCGCGCGAGGAGTTCGACCTCGCATGGCAGCACACCGACGATGCCGTCGAGCGCGCGCGCCGGACCGCTGTGCGCGCCTCGATGGGCTTCGGCTCCGCCTCGGCCACGAAGAGGAGCAGCGGCTTCCGCATCG